CCTGCCTGTTTGGCGGCCCCCTGCATGGCCTCTGCGCCTTTGCGCTGGAACGTCTGCCAGCCACCGTATGCCTCGTCGCGCGTGCGCGGCCCCATCTGCTGGCCGCTTTCTGGGCGGACCCACAAACCCAACGATGTTAAGCCGCGTTCCAGCCAGTCAGGAATGGATGTCGTGCCCTCGGCAAAGCCAGGCGCACCAAGCATCTGCCGCGTGTCGCGATTGTTGAATATCTCCGCCCCCCGCGGCAGATGCACAAGCTCCTTGCCCGCTTCGCCCACAACGGCCCACCCGCCACGGAAAAAACCTTCACCCGTGGCGCGGTAGCGTGGGTCTTTCTGGTACTGCGGAGCAGGCAGAGTAATATCTATGCCAGGGTTATAACCGGGCGTCATCCCCTGCGGCTTGTTGGCTTGCGCGCTGATTTGTGGCCCGTAGACGCTATTCCCTGCCCCGTATCTGTCGTCACTCGACGACGAGGAGACGATGGCGGTAATGGGGCGCTGCGTAAAAAACGCTTGCGCTTGCCCCCATAGGTCTGTCAGTGCGGAGCCGGCCCAATCTGCAGCGATGGTAAATCCAGTCAAATAGGCTTGGAGGCTGTCCCGTACGGTTTCGGGAACGCCTTCGCCCCAAATGGCCTTCACATCGAAGGGGTTGTTAAATTTCCCCTGCGTTTCATCCCATAACGCATCCACAATGCTTGCTTGCAGAATCAGCGTTATGCCGATAGGTGTAGATTTCAGAACGTTCGTTGCTGTTTCGATTGCACCAGGTGCCCAGCCCGCATCGATTGCAATCTGCGGGTTGACATCCACCAGCGAAGCAACCAGGCTGCCGATTGTGCCCTTTTTCCAGTCGGCGGTCAGCTTGAGCGGCGGCACATCGTCGGGCGGCTGGATCGTGACAACCCTGGCTTCGACATCCACCTGTAGCATGGTGTCATATGGCCCTTTGATTGTCGTCGCCGTGGGCGTAACTTCGATTTCAAACCCGCCATCTGGTGTTTTTAGTTCCGTCACCGTCGGGGTGATGTTGACGCTTAATTCCTGATCGCCTGCTGCAAACAGGCCGGCCAGCGTCGTGACCCAAAGCGGCGCGTCCTTTGCTGTCATCGATGCAACCGCTGCGTCTACGCGTTCCATCGCTTCGGCAGCGCCTTGCAGCCCAGCGCCCGTAAAGTCGCCGATCTTCTCTCCCCAGGCGGTCAGGCCGGCCTGAAACTCCGGCGCAGTGACAATACCCACCAACGCAGCTACGTACGGCTGCGCCTCTTTGAACATGCCGGAAAACAGGTTGCGGCTGGAGAGTTCCCCAATCTCGCTCAGTGTGGAAAGCAAGCCCGACATGGACGTAGCGGCCGCGTCGCCAGCCCCACTGTACAGCCGCTCGGTGTCGGCAATGATGGCTTCAATGGCCTCACCTGCCGATAAAGCGCCGCTGGAAATGTCCTTCATTAGCGCCTGGCCGGTCTTGCCGGTGGCATCTGCCAGGATGCGCATCACATCGACGCCGGCCTCGGTAAGCTGATTGACTTCCTCCATGCTCAGCTTGCCCTTGGTGCGAATCTGCCCAAGGGCGCGGCTGATACGCTCCATCGACTCACCACCCGCACCGGTTGCCGTGCTGAAGTTCAGCATGGCCTGCGTCAACCGCTGCGCTTCGCTCGTGTTAAAGCCCAGGGCCATCGAGAGCCGAAACGCCTGCGCTACATCGTCCTGTCGGAACGGGCTGGCGATAGCAAGCTTCTGAATCCAGTCGAGCAACTCCTTGGATTTGTCCGATGTCTGCGCCATTGCCTCCTGCATGGATGACGCTCGGCCCGTCAGCAGTTCTTCCTTGGCGGCCAGACTGTTGATGCTCATGCTCAGCCGCTCAAACTCAGCGTATGATTGCAGCGCCCCCCTGCCTAATCCGATCAGCCCGCCGGCGAGTTGGCCCAGACCCATCGCTGCCACTGTGCCCGCAAAACTGCCGGCGGCCACACCCAGGGCGGAAAACGACGAAGCCGCCGAGTTGGCGGCAGACGACAAACCGGCAAAGCCAGAACGCCCACCGTTGACGGCAGATTGCAGACCGGCAAGATTGCGTTTTGCCGACGCAACGCCAGGACCCGTCTTGTCTTCCGCTACAATTTCGGCTCGAATTACCTGTTCGTCACCCACGCTTACCCCTGTTCATCTGCTCGCGCGTCTTGCGTTCTTCTTCGTCCATGCGCTCGCGCTCTGCCCGCCAGTGGTTCTCCGCCGTTATCCTGGTGGCGATCTCTTCCACCAGGTCGTTAGGCGCGGCGCACAAATCCGTCCAACTCCAGCCCATGCGCTCCATCAGCGGAATCAGCACGCCGTAACGGGTAGGCGCGGATGCGGAAGACAGGCGCAGCATGATCCGCTCCTCGTATCCGCGCCATATCAGTTTCCCTCGTCTGTGCTCAACCGGTTCAGGTTGTCCACCTCATCAGCCAGTTCGCCGCCGATCTTGGACGGCAGCGCTTCTACGTTCTCCCTGTTCGGCTGCCGCCCCTCAAAGCCAGGGCCGTCCCAGGACACAATGCAGCGCGTCAGCAATTCCAGCCGGTAGCGCGGCCAGTCGAGCGTCACCGTGGTATCCGGCTTAACCTGCATGGCCGCGCTGGATGCCGCCTGCGTGTCGCCAAACAAAGGCTTGCGCAGCACAACCGCGTTGCCGTCACCGAGGTCCACCGGCTTAGTAATCTGTGCGAAGAATCCCATATCCTCCCCTTACGGCAGCGTTGCCACACTATTGATCACGGTCATCGACCAGAACAGCGATGCTACCGAGCTATAGACCGCGTGCCCTGAAACCTGCACGGTGGTGTTGTCGTTGCTGTTGGTGTAGTCGCCCACGTTGTCATGCACGCAAGCCATATCGATAGTGAAGCTCTTGCTGCCGCTTCCGGTGTTGGCAAAACGCAGCAGGCGCACCGTTTTGTTGAAACGCGCCGTGCGTTCAGCGGACACAACCGACGCCGCGCCATCTTTCTCTAGCTCCAGAGTCAACGAGTAGGTGATCTCCGGCTTTGTCCACTTGTATGCGCTATGGCTCAAGGAGCCGTCGCCCACGGGGACGGGAATCAGCCCAGTGCGCACACGCACCTGTGCGCCCATCAGCACGCCGGATTTCTGCGTCGTGCCGATTGTACCGGCTTCGGCGTCGATATACAGAAGCGTCATGGGGATCATGGCGGCTTCAACTGCCACAAGCGTAGTGAGCGTGGTGGGCGTGGTCGTCGCCGGACGCTTTCCGAACCAGGTGGCAGACATCTTCCACGCTTCGCTTGCGTTGCCTTCTAGCGTAAATTCTTCGACCAATGCGCCGTTCATCTCCTGCGCATCCACTGACGCCAAGGAGTTGTATGTCTCAATGGTGTAGCTCTTGGGCGTCGGAACGGTGTTGTTGGTCGGGTAGGCATAGACGCGCGTGTACGGCCCCGATCCCGATGGGGTGGCGGTTTTGACGCCAGCCTCTAAAATATGACACACCTGCTCATAAGTGAGTTCAGTCGATGGCATTGCCAGGCGGCCACGATGCTGCGTGTCATAGCTGCGTTCCGCCTGCACCAGCAAACCAACCTGCTCGTCAACTGTCACCGACTGGCTTGCATCCTCCAGCATACTGAACGGGCCGCGCCAGATAGTTGACGCGGCAACGCCCGTCCCAAACGTCGATTCACGGCCCAGTGCCGTCTTGTTCATACTGCACGGGCCATACTCAATTGCCATTGTCGCCCTCCTCCGGCATCTTGCCGGTGCGCTTTACGTGTTGGCGGGCATCCGAATCAACCGGAGCCTGCATTAACACGATTGCCTCATACATCGTCACATGTGCGGCCAACTCCTGCTCGCGAATGGTTGGCCCGTACAATGCCGCTTCTTCTTCCGTCAAGTCACGCGCCGGGACGCCATGAATGTATGTCCCATCGCCTATGTATCTTAGTGCTGTCATTCATTCACCTTCACTGTTACCCTGAAACGCATTCCATAGTGTGTCATTCCGTTGTAGGTCAACGCTCCCGCCTGGTACGTAATCGGCCATCGCACGTGCGACACGGAACCACCCAGCCGCACGTCAGCGCGCAGGGCGGCAAACAGGCGATCAGGCCATACCTTGGCCCCATCCACTGCCTGCGCGATAATCGTGCGCGAGTGAAACACCTCGACCACCAACGTATGCAGGCTGTAGCCGCCCGCCCCGCTATCCGCCATCTCGCCGCTGTCTGCCACCACAAACGCACACGGGAACTCGTTCAGGCTCTCCGGCGGATCGGTGTAGACGCGCGTGATTCCACTCACGCCCTCTACGACTGAGCGCAGCCCATCAATGGCAGCGTCAAGACTCATAACATCTCCATGCCGTTGCGGAACGGAGCCAGCAGCGCCAGCACCTGGCGCGGGATAGCCTCACCATAGACAAGCTGGCCCAGGTCGGGCGACGCGGCATTGTCCTGCAATGCTGCCTGATAGCGCTTGAACATCCAGCCGGCCAGCATGATGGCAGCTTCTTTGACCGGTGCGGGTGCGGCGGAAGACCACCCCCACACGCCCGTGACTATGTACAGCCCATCCGTCACGATTGACCAGGCATATCCACTCAGTGGCCGGATGGACCAATAGCGCGGTCCGCCCAGGGGGTAGAGCCGGCAATTGGCAGGGGCAAGTGTCGTGCCGTCAGCGTTGGTGATACTGGTAAGTGACAGCAGAGGATCGCTCAGGGTGAGAGTTCCGCCATGCAGCGAGCGCGTGTCGAAGTAGCGCACACCGCTTGTCGTGGCCGCAAACCCTCCACCTGGCACGCCGCAGTGCGCGTCAATCCATGCGCCGGCAGCGGTGCACAATCGTTCCAGAAATGGATCGTTCTCGATTGACTGAATGTCGAGCGAGATTGTCACATCATACGCTGTGCAGTAACTCACTTGCGCCCCTTCCTTGCCGGTTTGCCGTCCTCGACAGAAGCCGGCCCAACCACTTCAGCCCGTCCCTCTGCTACAAGCGTCTCAGCCGTCGCCTGATCCAACTCGTACACTTCCCCGACGCGATAGAAATGCGGGCCGGTTAACTTACCCTGATAATCCTGCAAGAATCGCACCCGCATCTCTATCGCCCCTTCCCTACCCAAGCGTCACGTTGACGCTATCCAGAACCAGCCATTCGCCGCCGTAGGCAACCACGGTCATGCCGTCACCGATGGCCCCCCCGAACGTCGCCACGTCTTTAGCTGCATCGCTGGCATTGAATCCGATGGTTGCAGCCGTGACGGTATGCGCAGCGGCAGTCGCTGACACGATGCGAATGATCGTGCCGTTCTGTGCGGTCGTCGGCGTGCCCAACGTCAGGGCGCAAACTGTGGCTTTGGTGATGACTACAACCGAGGGGGCAATGGTGATCGCCCCGTTGGCCGATGCCACTACCGGCGCTTGTGGCGCTGGCGTCAAGTCAGTTGACAGGCCCACGCCTGCCTTGAGGTTGTACAGTTGCGGCATAGTCGCCTCCTACAGGCCAACGTTGTAGCTGATGGCCGACGCTTCGTTGTCGCGGTTGATCATGCCCACGCGCATAGACACCACGATAGCCGTGCTGTCGCTGAACGCATCGCGGGCAAGCTCGAACGCCATGCGGCGCTTGTAGCCGAGCCGCCATTGATCCCAGCGCACGGCCAGAATGGAGCCGGTCGTGTTGTTGCTGGCGGTGTCCAGATCAACCTTGCCAGACGTGTTTGCTTTCAGGCCATAGGTAGCATCCTGGTTGGCGCGGTGCATGTTCGGCGTGGTGATGACGTTGTATCCGTACACGTTCGTCAACATGCCGTTCTCGATGGTCGGCGCAACAAACACATCGCGCGTCTTGACTTCGGCCAGTTCCAACGACTTCCAGTGCGTCCACATGTCCACCAGGATAGAGACGGCTGCCTTGTCGGCGGCATTCTTGCCGGCCAAACCGAGCAACTTCACTGTCTCTAGGAAGTCTTCAATCGCCAACGTCCCTGCACTGCGGGCGTTGCCGGTGTTCGTGACCAGGGCCAGCTTGCGGAACCCGTCGAACAGCAGAAAAGCTTCCTTGCCGCCAGGCGTGCCGCCGATGTCGTTGATGTTGGTCGTGGCGGACGTTGCCGTATCGCCGTCGATGATGATGTGCTCCAGCACTTCGGCGGCCTCGTTGGTCAGGTCGCGACGCAGTTCTGACACCCAGGGAATGAGGGAATCTTCTTCAAGCTCGCCGGTGTAGTTGACTGCCGCGCCCAGCTTGGCAACAGTCAACGTCTGCTTGGCCGTGCCCAACTGACTGGAGGTAACGGTGGATGTCGGCTTGCCAGGGTTAGCAGCCAGATCGGCAGCCTGCGCCATCTTGTAGAAAGAGGGCGCGGTTGACGCCAGCGGGATGATGACCGATTCGCTGCCCTGCGGCACAACCACGGTCGGGATGCGAGCGGCAATCGGCGTCTGAAGGCGAATCTTGTCCCAAAGTTGCGTGCTGTAGGTGACGCCAACCCACTCGTCGCCATAGTTTGCCAGCGTGGACTGGTTGATCTCGTTGGCCTTCATGGGCACGCCTGCCGCCTTCATGGCGCTCTTGGCAGCACGATACTGTACATCCTCGTCACCTGTCGTCTCAGACAGGCGCACAGCCAAGGCGCGGCGCAGGTCCTCGCTTGGTCCGCTGCCCTTGTTGGCGCTCTTGATAGCATTGGTCAGGCCGGCCAGCACAGCCAGATCGGTAGCGTCCAGATCGTCGTACTTGCTCAGGTTGCCGAACTGCGTCACATACGGAGCATCGCCGCCAGGCAGGCGACGGCCCACGGTAGCGGCAGCCTCACTCTTTGCCGCTGCCAGTTCCGTTTCGTGCTGCGTCTGTTGCGCCTTAAGTGCGGCGGTGACGCGTTCCTGCACTGCCGCTTCCTGTGCAGCCGCAGCTGCCGCGGCGTCCTGTTGTGTCTTGAGTGCAGCGGCAACCGATGCCGCCACCATCTCGTTAATCTGCTTCTCGTCCATCTCTACACCCTCCGGTGTTATATCTGTCGTTGCATCGCCTGGGGTTGCCGCAATCTCCACTGCCGGCGCACTTTGCTGCTCGCCTTTTGCGTCGGCCTCTGTTTCGTCTGCGTCCTCACCCTCTATGTCATCAGGCAGTGCAATACCTGCCTGTGCATATACCGCTTTCATAACCGGCAGCGCCACCGCGTATTGGTTCGCCGGCTGTCGTCCGCCCACTGCATCGAAGATGCTCAGTTCCGCAACCGGCCAGTGGGTGATGTGCCCATCCGGCGCAATACGGTGCAGATGGGTAATACTGCCGCTCGATGCCTTGGCGATACCCTGCTTGGCAGCCTCCCATACGCGACTCGACAGGGCGGATGCTTTGTCGAGCACCACGCGGAACCACACGCCATCGGGCTTCACTTCGTAGCCGGCAGTCTTACCGATGTACTGCGGCTCGCTGGACGGCCTGCCGGTGTTGGGATCCAAGCCGTGATAGTAGACAGCCGGAACGGTTGCATACCTGTCCAGATACAGCTTGGTGGCAGGACTGAAGTATTGCCCGTCCACGTCGCGCCCGTTGAGATGCCCGCCAAAGGGGACGCCTAACACGTCTAACTCCCAGGTGTCGCCGTCGCTCTTGATTGCCCGTACCTGTGTCATATTCATTCCCCTATCATTCCCGCCCGCGCCTGGCGAATGGCAGCCATAAAGCGCCGGCCTATCTCGCTGCGTCGCCTGCTCACAGCGCGAGCATCCGTCAGCCAATTGCCACGGTGAATCATGGCCTGACTCTCCTCTTTCTGCACCCACCTGGCATAGCTCAGGTTTGTTCCCACAACACCGCGTAACCCTGCCCCCGTCCGCGTAATCTCCCACGTCCATGACTGCCCTAGCTTACCGGTACGCGTGTAGGGAACTTTGATGATTCCCTGCTTGAGTGCCCAGAAAAAATAGCGCCTCTGCTTTGCCGTGCGCAGCATCTTGGGGTAAGGGCGCTGCGGGCGCGGCGGATAGTCGGTTAAGTCATCTTGCAGAACCATCAGGCTTGCTTCCATCGGCGGGCGCAACACGCCGATGGCTGCCATGCGATCCATCTGTCGAAACAGCCCGTCTACGCTGCCCTGATTGATATGCATACCGTAGGTGATCATATCGAGTCCACCACCGCCGCAATGCGGCAACGACAACCAGGATGCGCCGGCGGGATGTCAAAACGTCGCTTTAGCCGCGCCTGCTGCTCAAGGGGCAGAGCGTCAAAGAATGCTCCGTCAACACCAACCGTCTGCCCGTGCAATGCGCCACAGTAAGGGCAGACTTTTTCGTCATTACTGGTTTTCCATTTGAGCGCACGCGCTACACCTGATGCTCTATAGCCTGTCCGGTTGCCCTCCGCTGCCGCCCGCGTCGTCTCAGTCATGGCAATCAACCTGGCGCGCTTCTCCCCAAACGTTGATTCCAAGTCGGCAGTCAGGGCCGATAGCGGCTCGCCGTTGGCGTACCATCGGCCTACTGCCTGGCGCACTGCCTGCATGGTTGTGTCGTCAATGTCCTTAACCAACAGACCGGCGTACTGCGTTGCCCATTCACGGGATCGAGTGTTGACGAGGGTGTAGTCGAATGACACGCCAATGCGTCCCAACTGATCAAGCGCAATGTTGACGCCTGCATCGGCCCCGTTCTGCACGATGCGGGCTACAGCGTCATTGACTGGCTGCATTGCCAACATGCGGGCGTTGACGTAGTTCATGAGTTCGTCAAGCTCCATGTCTTCGGCATTGGCCGGCAGCAGGTTGCGCCATTGCTCCCTGAAAACACGCAGCAATGCCGTTTCGCCGCGCCGTTCCAGTTCGCGGTAGATGCGCTCCTCAGCATCGTCCTCGTCGGGATCGAGTTGGAGCACAAGCGCTTTAAGGGCTGTCCAGTGCTCACGGGTAGACGCCTCCGTAAAAAAAGCGTGCGCCGTGGCTGCCTCCTGACCGGCAATCTTCAGCACGTCGCCCTCACTCAGGTGTTCGCGCTTGAATTTCATCGGGTCGGCTTTGTCGCCCCGCTTACGCAACCATCGCTTGAGCGCCTTGATTTCACCCTGCCGCGCCTGTGCCTGCTGATCGCTATCCGCTTCCTCGTCCTCTCCCTGAGATGCGTCTGCATCGTCGCCGCGCGCCCCGTTCCGCGCATCGTCCTGCCGCTCGGCCCCCACCTGTGCGGGCATGGCCGGCGGCGGCGGCGGGTTGGGGTCGGCAGGTGTCAGGCCCTTACCGACTTCGGCCACAAGCAGATTGCCGCGGTCGTCGCCCAGCGGATCGGACTGGTAATACTTGGCCCGCACTTCATCTACCGTGTGCGTCTGCCCGAACGCGGCAATTTCTGCAAGCTCAAGTTGCTTGTCGGTTACGCGGATGTCGGCAAATTCACCAACCAGGCCGCCGCCGTACAGGGGCAGAATGTCACTCGTAATCTTCTCCGCAATGCGCACCAGGTGCGGCCATACCGCATACTCGACAAACGTGCGCTTGCCGCTGACGCTGTTTGCCTCAGTGGCGTTGACGGCCAGCATAGAGGACAGGCCAGGCGCATAGATGGCGAATATCTCCTCCTTGGTGAAGGTGCGCCCGTCCAAGAATTGCATATCGCCCTGGCTCATAGCTGTAGCGATGTACTGGACGCCGCCCTTGCCGGCATTGCGCAGCATCATCAATTCGCGGTTCGTTCCGCCATACCGCGAGCGAATGTCAGATTTCATCCGATCCCACTCGGTATCTTGAATCGGGTCGGAAAATGCCAGAATGCCTGGAATCTTGGCATTGTCCTTGGCAAAGAAATTGGTGTTCCACTGCTGCATGGCAATATCACCGATTGCCACTGTGGATAGCGCTTCAAGCGGAGAGAGGCCGACAAACTGATTCAACGGATGAAAACGCTTGAAGTGCACAACCTCATGCAACTCAAGCGGGAACTTGTCGCCCCAATCAGTTTCGTAGATGTATCCGCGCAGGTACATGCGCCCATCGGGCACGGGCGTCATGCGCTGTGTGGGGATGCACCAAAGCTCATCGGGCGGCGCTTGCGGATTGCGCTTACTGAGCCACCAGAAAGCATTGCCAGTCAAGTCGTAATAGCTCATCGTCGCTTCGATGAACTCTGCCCGACTTTGCAGCGGGTTGGGGGCGCGTAGCAGCAACTCGAATGGATGGTTGGGTATCTGCCGCGTTTCTTCGCCGGCCATTGTCATGACATTGAATGCCGTAGTTGTCACCACGCTGGCCTTGGCAGCCACGGCAATCTGCACCCATGTCAGCTTGCGGTACAGTTCTAATTGCGCTTCTGGGGTAGTGCGATCCGGAAGGTTGAACCGATCTTCGGCAGCAGACGCCTGCAAGAAGGCAGATGGATTGGCGATCTCTTGCGTCTTGGCCGCAGACCGTTGCAGAGCGTAATAGTCAATAGGCTGATAACCAAGCCGCCGCACAATGGCGTCAAAAAATCCCATTCACCGCCCCGCCCCCAATAAAAAAAGTCGCTACAATCAATGTAGCGACTCTATGACGTGGCGTCTATTCCTAAAATCAGGAATCTTTCGGCGGCGAACCAGTGTCACCCGCTGTCGGCTTCGCGCGCACCATCAGCGCAATGATCACTACCAGAGCAATGAGGATGGACCCGCCACACAGAAGCGGCAACGCCTGAATGATTGCAATTTCTAACGGGCCGATATTGACAGGCACAGGCTAATCCTTTCTGTTAAGTTCATGGGCAACTTTAATGGCTAACTGCATTGTGGTGTCAGCGCCAGTCTTTCGTCTGGCCGCCGCGGCGTGCTTGCATACTGTATCGTACTCGATATGTAGAGCGCGAGCAATATCACCGTGCCGCATCCCCTGCGCCAGCAGACGCACTACATCCTGCTCACGTTGCGTCAGGCTGTCCATAATTGTCATTCTCCCGCACCCTAAACGAAATCGACAAGCGTCGTCATGTGATGCGCCGCCTGCCAGACCATCAGGGCGCGCGCTATAACCGTGTCGTCGTGCATGTTTTCCGGTGCGCTGTAGCTGCTGCGTCCAGTCGTGGGCGATACGGTGCGTTCGTATGCTTCCAGTTCGCCGGACCACACAGGATCGGGCTGAAACTGCCACTCGCCGCGCTCGAAAGCAAGGGCCATGTTTTCAATCAGCGGCGGCTTGGTGGTTGCCGTCGTCGTAAAGCCTACAACCGGCAGCCCTTCACGCTGGAGCATCTCAAACACCACGTCACCGATACTGTTTAGCTCGGTGAGAATTGAACCAGGCTGCCACGCGTCGAAAAGGGCGCGCAGGCGCATCACCTGAAAATGATAATCAATCTTATTGAATCTGTCGCGGGCTAGTTCCTGCCGGCATGTTGCGCATCCCACAGAGAAGGCCGAATAGTCATTCTGTTTCGCCCAATCGCAGCCCATGACAATGGTGTGCCCCTTGTGCGTCTCCGGCAGCGACTCTAGCGGCGCTGTCATGCACGCCAGGATATTGCGAAATACGCCGCCCTCGTTTTCAAGGAACTTTGCTTCAATCTCCTGTAAAAACACCTGCTCAGGCATAGTCGAGCGCATGGCGTCAATTTCGCTTTGCTTGATGCGCGGATTGACGCTGGTCGGCATTGACCAGGAAGCCCATTCTGCTTTTTCGGGATCCTGCCCCCATTGCCACATCTGCCAGAATCCATTACGCCCCTTGGGTGTGGACAGAAAATACGCATCACCCGAATAGTCAACCAGAGTCGGGCGCAGGACGTACTGCCATGCATTCATCAGCGCAGGGACCATTGCTGCCTCATCGACAATGAGACGGCGATACTTGCGGCCGCGCGCTGCGTCGGGGTTGTCCAGTGACCAGAACTCCAACACGCCGCCCGCTATGTTCTCGATGCGGTGGTCACTGGCGCTTACCC